CTTCCCAAAGGTAGATGATTCTTTTACAGTATCTTTGTCATTAAGTATAATTCTATTTTGTGCTACACCTTTCTTAAAATTTTGACAGAAGATTGGCTTATTATCACTTTTAACTTTAAGGCCATAAGATGAGGTCCTAGCATCAATACGATGTTTGAATTTTGTTACAGATTCCTCATCAAAGTCATTACGCTGTGGGAAAACCGTTTCAAGTCTTTTCATTAATTCAGATCCAAATACATTCCACTCAATTAAGAGTTTTACATTCTCCTGGTTAAATACATCGCATATTAATACATATAAAACCTTTGCAAAGTCGTCTATACTATGTTCATTGCTTCTGAATCTTCCAACTTGATAAAGCCCAAAGAAGTCTACCATACTACCTGGAGAAATTACTTTCTTCAAGTCCTTTAGTGCCATGCTATTTACTTGGAAGATATTAATGACAGAGTAATCTCCACCATTACCCTCGGCAATATCAATAGAAAATAGCCAGTACTTACTATCTTCTCCGGCTTCATCTTCAATACTGAAATTAGGATGCCATTTTAAATCTGAGTATATTAGAGATTCATCATCAAGTTCTGGGATGTCTCTATGTACATATTCTATTTGGTTCTGTTGTAATCGCTTTAAGCTATCTGGGCTTAATAATAATGATGAGCTTGAGATGAACTGATTTCCATACTGTCTGTTGAAAGCTTCTTCACTTCCAAGATTTTGAATTTCAGCCTCCATCCATTCATCATCTCTACCAGGAACATCCCACCAGTCTATTCTAAATGGTTTATATTCACTTAGGCCTTTCTCGGCTGCGGTGTATATTTCATAAAACTTATTGAACCCCCATGGAGTACTCGTTATAATTACTTTTGAATTCTTGGATGCTGATACCGTGGGATAAACGTTTTCATAGAAGACGTCAATAAATTGATGTGGAATATGAGCAAACTCATCCATGAATAATAAGTGAATCGTAAATCCAATCGCTGCCTTTTTAGTGGTTGTCTGACCGATAATTCTGCAGCCATTGTCAAACTTTGAATTAAATACATCGTATTTTAGAACTCCAGGCTTCATAAAGAACGGTAGATTCTCAAGTATAGTTTTACCCTTATCTAATATTTCTGTGGTAGTTGCACCTTTGTTCGATAAGATTAGTGCATTCTTATCAAAGTTAAATAATATGTACCACGCTATAAAGATCGAGGAACAAATCGTGTTCGATGATAATATACCATTAGAATAAAAGCGATGATTATCATGATCAACCGTAACATCAAACATACTTACTTTATGCAATGAGGTTTCAATGTTTGATATTCTACTTAATCCGTTGATAGTCTGTATTAAATCTCCAAGTTTTAAATCTTCTACAAAAACAATATTGAAATTTATGTCAAAGACCTTATGCTTATCAGCACACTCTAAGGATAAACCATCATCTGTATCTATCTTCCATATTGTATATGGCTGAGTAATATGTACATGTGATAATGGCTCCCATCCAGTATCAGTCCAAACATTAATATTGTTTAATTCAATAGAGTTTAGTATTTTCTTTGAGACGTCATCTTGGTCAAGATCTATATTACGATACTCTATAACTTCAATGAAACTTATTAATAGAAGAATGATATGTTTGAGAGTTTTAATCATTTAAAAACTTGATACATTTTTTTAATGTTTGTTTTGGATCTTTGTTCCAATCTAATTCCCATTCATACAGCTTCCACAGAGAATATTTTGTTCTTTCTAAAAATGTAAGCTTTCGGTGAAGTTTTAATGACTCAAAATAAAGTCTACCAAGTGTTGTTTTAATGGCGGTGCCATCTCTTAAAATTAGAACTTCAGTTGAATGTAAAAAACATTTCCCAACTTGCCGGCTGGCTAGGCAAACAGAAAACCGTTCTGCCGCAAACTGCCTCAGCATCTTCTCTTGGTAATCTCGAAGTTCTATCGTCATAAGACCGTTATCGGTCATTACAGTACAATAGTTATTAGCAAAATAAATTATGTCTTTTGCACATTTTTTAATTTCTGAAATCTCCATCTGGGTATATTCAAAAACAATGTTGCCTTTGCGCAAGTTTGGATTGCTGTCGTGAAATGGTGTAGACTTACTCTTGTACCCATCATCAATAGCAATCATAAGCTGCTCTACCTTTTTGGAGGTCCAAATATTGGATTCTTGTTGCTTACTAACCTTTAGTTCAAATCCTGCCGGTTCTGCTTGTGGTTTAGCCATTGTTGTTTTGTGTATAGTGTCTTATGAGATACATTCTTGTCAATCTGATACAGCTATCAGCCAATTCGTGTGTAAAATTTCAAATTCTACCCCATCTAATTCAATGCTAGTTCCTTTACCAACATTTCGTAGAACAATATCACCAATACTAACTTGGCACTCTTTTGGTGTAGATATTACTTTACATCTTCTGCCCCATTTGTCTAAAGTAACTATAATACCACCTTTAGTTTGTTCTTCTTTTGGTAACTCCTTAAGAAGAACAAAATCATTAGTCATTTCCATCATCTTCTTTGCTTTCAACATCTTGGGCATCCTCAGCTGCAATAGTATTCTGGAGTGCTCTCATGAGATCTTTAGTACCACGTGACTTAGCACCACCCTGTGCTTTTTGAGAATCTGTAGCCGCTGAGCCATTGTTTTGATAGATGTCGATTTCACGAGCCATCTTCTTTGCATTTTCTTCAATTGCGACCATATACATAGTTTGACTCTTAATTATGTCTAACATGGTTCTTTGAAGATCACTTAATACTTCGAACATCCTTGGAGCAACATCACCTTCAAATATCGTATCCATCAGCTTATTGATGGCACGTTCACTGTTATCCATTTGCTTGATGAGAGCACCTAACGCTTGATTATCAAGTTCGGCTTTAGCCTGAATGTATTCTTGTTCTTCTATGATCTCCTCACTTAAGTAGAACCTAAGAAGCTTGTCCATGATTTTCTTGGCTTTCTTCTTAGCTTTATCTTCTGCTGGAGTAACTTGATGTTCTTCCTTTACTCTGGATAGCTGTGGTGTTTCACTTAAACCTGGGACTTCTGCTGGTAAATCGTATCCTAGCAAATCATCCAAACTTGAACGAACCTCTTCCTTGTCTTCTTCCTTCATGCTAATCCTTTGTATTATATATTATGTTAGGAACTAAGTTATATTCAAAAGTGACTAAGTATTAGTTATCACAGTAGTGAGTAATTCTGGAGAGGCGTTATCTATAAGCTCAGTCAAGTGGGTATCTCTTACAACATACTGGCTTAAAACTAGATCATGAAGTTCAACTTCAATTGGAGTATTCCAAATTCTGATGTTTGTAATATCAGATTGACAAGCGATAAGCTTCCATTTCTCGTCATTGGGAAGTATGGTTTGAATGTTTGCAGTTGTCTTAGAATATGCCAATGATAATTCCGCTGTTCTTTCTGGGTTGATTGTACCTGATGTTTCACCACGGCTATATATAAATAAGCTAAGCTGTCTTGACTTATTATTAATATTAATAACAAAAGCGTACCATTCGTCTGAAAGGAGCTGAAGCCCCTGAGCAGATAAATCGTAACTATGCTGAACACCATCTATAAGAATAATGAACCAATTTAGAGTTTGCGTAATACTAAATAGTCTATCAGAATCAGAATCATATACTAATGAAGTATTACCTACTTCTTTGTTGAATTTTGGAGTTCCTAATAAAACTGAACTCGTATAATCTGTTGCTAATGTAATGTCACTTCCAGCTATAGATGTAATTTTATGTATACCGTTATAGTCTTGAGTTCTAGAAATTACAATATAATCACCAATACTTATTAGTGTTCTAGGATCAGTTGGAAGCCCAGCAGTTTGAATAACGGCCTTTCCGCCAGCATCAATTATTCCAGTAATAAGAATGTTACTTCCAACTGGTGTAAGGTACTTAGGTCTAAACCAAGAAGTGAATGCTCGACTTTCATCTAAGTCCCATCCTTTCTTATATCTATATTCTATAGTTTCTTCACCCAAATTCATAGACGAAAGGTTGTAATGATATTTAGAAATGATAGTCCAGCGGTTATATAGATTCTCTTCTCTAATTAAAAGCTTTCTATCAAGTATACGTCTTACATAGTCATTAGCTAATGTACCAATAGTATTGTACTGATTTGGCTTTCGAGTATCTTCATATTCAATATCCCTAGCAGCACCTAGCTCAGTTTCTACACTTGAGATTAGTCCGTCAACTTCTAATTCAATATTTTTATCTGGGAACTGAACTGCAGTCCTTCTTTGGTATGGAACTAGGCTTACTCTCCAATATGAACCACTATATAAAAAATCGTCAGCCTCTGCTATTGCATCTACCTCGTACATCTTATTCATGTACTGTTCAAAATAAAGATAATCTCTCATCTCAGGATGCGAACCAATGCCGAATATTTTTTCAAATGCTGATTTAACTATATGAACCTCAAATTGTACTGGGAAGTCCATCTGCATTGGGTTAAATTGAATTTCCCTCGTAGGTAATTCATTATCAGGAACTAATATCTTTACTTCAGATGCTTGGATCACATCGAATAGAGTGTACTCTGTTAGGATAACATCTGCCGCTCTTTGATCTGCCTTTGTTTTATAATACTTAACACAAAAACCAAACATATCTGAAACGACAGCACTCATTTGATTATAAGTCTGCACTGCTCTTGATACGTCGTACGGGTTCCAAGTTGAACCACAGCAATCTATGACCAAGTTCTGTGCACCTGACTGTGCACCACTATCACAACAGTCAATCTGTGGTACCTTACATATTACTCCGCCATCAGTAACTATCTCAAGTGCAATAGAAACGAATTCTAAATCGCAATTTCCGAACTGTTCATACTTATACTCGATCCAAAACGGTTCAGTTGGATTTAATTGTATGCCTTGCAAATTAAGGTCAGATAACTCTACCCAGTCAGAATACGAAATACCGTCTGTACCCCACCTGAAAGTTTTGTTATAAAAACAAG